TTCTGGATAGCAAATATGCCGACAGACTTTGCTGCTACTAACGATGGAAGTGGAGAAGTAACTGCTTTGAGTGGTACTGGACTGACTTATCATAAGTTTGAATGTACTAACGCTCAAGGAGCTGCATCTGTAATGAATGATAACCCAACTGTAAATGATGCAAATGGAAGTAGCTTCTTTGACCAGACTGCAACGTATATTCTCAATAAAATGGAGAAAGCGAAGCGTAATGAGGTTAAAATGATAGCACGAGCTAAGATGAGTATAATTATTAAAGATAATAATGGTACTTACTGGCTAATGGGAGAAACTAACGGAGTGAGATTAGTTTCTGGCGACAACGGAACTGGAACTGCTTTAGGAGATAGAAATGGTTATAGCCTTTCTTTCCAAGCACAAGAGCCAGAGCCTATGCCAATAGTAACTGTAACGTTACCTTTATAAGAGAATCTAACTCTAAATAGAAACATCATAGCCCACTTCGTAATAGGGGTGGGCTTTTTTTAAATACCAAAAATGGACATAATAGAAAAAGAATCTACAAATTACGTTTATTGTAACATCTCAAACGAGGTTGAGAACACTTACTACACAATGTCTATTCAAAGTGCTGAGTATGAAGTAAACGCTACTTTAGCAGCTCCAGCAGAAGTAAATAATAGGTATGTAAAGTTTACGTTAATAGAGGGGACGCAAGACCTTCCTAACGCTACAATAGAGCTACCTAATAACGGAGATTATCCGTATAAGATAATAAATGCCACTACATTGGGAGGAACAGAGGGGGTAGAAATACACAGAGGCATATTAAGATTGAAACAACCACAAGAAGTCGTATATTCGTACACAGACGAACAAAATACTTACATATATGAATAAGTTTCCAATAGTAACGGAGTTTGCTTCACAAGAAGTACCTAAGTTTTTAGAGAAAAAGAATAAGAACATAGTTTGGTTTGGTGCAGATAATATGTACCCTTACGAGCTAATAGACCTATATAATGATAGTAGCACTCATAACGCTATTGTAAATGGTAAAGTGGGTTATACAATAGGTAACGGATTAGAGGGCGATGACTTAGAGACTAAAAAATGGCTAAGCCAAGCCAATATAGACCAAGACTGGACTTCTTTAATGAAGAGTTTGTCATTAGATTACGAGATATTTAACGGCTATGCTATTGAAGTAATCAAAACTAAAGTAGGCAATCAGTATCATCATATAGACTTTGCAAACATACGTTTAGGATTAGACGGCTCAATACAATATGCTGATGATTGGATTACTGACAAAGGCACAAAAAACTCTAAGCCAAGTATTCAGTATTTAGAGAGATATAATCCAAGAGATGCAGAACAGAAAAGAGGTGTTATTTATCACGTTGATTATAGACCTAATCTTAAATACTATCCTTTGCCAGTTTATGTAGGTTCTTTAGCTGAGATTAAAACAGATGTACAGATAGGCGATTACTGGCTTAATGAGGTAGAGAATGGCTTTGTAGGTGGTACGTTAATACAACATAATAACGGAGTACCAGAAACCAAAGAAGAGGCAGAAACTTTTGAGAAATCATTTCAAGAGAAATTCGGTAAAGCTACTGGCACTAAAATAGTACACTTATTTAGCCCAGCTAAAGACAATAGTAGCGAGATTACCAGCCTTAATGGTAATGACCTACACGAAAGATATGTAGAAATGTCCAAAAGGGTTAAAGAATCTATCTTTATTGGGCATAGAGTTACTAATCCTATCTTGTTTGGTGTAAAAGAAGAGGGACAATTAGGAGCAAGAAACGAGCTTGACTTAGCGTATGAGATATTTACTAATACTTATATAGCCGAAAGACAAAATACGCTGCTTAGAACTATAAAGAAATTAGCATTTTACGAGATACAAAGAACAGATATTGAGATTATACCTCTTAAACCGATAGACGCTATTGACTTAACTTCTGATATTATCTTAGCTAACCTTGATAGAGAGGAAATTAGAGAGCTTATTACTGACCAAACTGGGTTAGAACTAAAGGAAGCTATTGAAGAGCCAGTAGGTATGTCTGAGGATTGTGGGTGTAATAAGTTTGATGACAACCCTTGTTGGGATGGTTACGAAATGATAGGTATGAAAGTATTAAATGGAGTTTTAGTACCTAATTGCGTACCAGAAAAGATGTCTAAAGACCTTGCTAAAATTGTAAAGGACGGCAAACCTTTATTTGATACAATAGAGGAGGCTGAGAGAGTAGCAAAAGAAATAGGTTGCGAGGGATATCACGAACACGATATAGACGGAAAGACTTGGTATATGCCTTGCTCATCTCATACAGAGATTAATGACAAGAATTTAGAGGGGTTTAACCATATAACAAAATTTGATACCTATAACGATTACCCAAAAGCAGCAAGTAGAAACGCACAAACTGCTTTAAATTGGGCTGAGAAAAATGGTTGGGGAAGTTGTGGTACACCAGTAGGTAAAAAGAGAGCTAATCAACTCGCAAAAGGAGATAATATAAGCCGAGATACGATAGCTCGAATGGCAGCTTTTGAGCGTCACAGAAAGAACTCAAAGAAAAAACTTGGAGACGGATGTGGTAGATTGATGTGGTTAGCTTGGGGAGGCGATGCTGGTGTAGATTGGGCTAAAAGAAAGCTAAAGCAGATAGATGCTGGTAAGATGTGTTCTTGTAGTAGCTTTTCTAAAGACGAAAATATAAGCCACTTATTTAAAAACATAGGGGTATTAGAGAAAGATTACGAGGTAATAGATAGTTTCAATATTAATTTTGATACAGATGGTAGCCCTATTGAGTTTGCTACTGAGGAACAAAAAACAACGCAAGAAGTATTAAACGCTTTAAAGAACAATCCTTTAATGACATCAGTTGAGTTAGCTGCTTTGTTAGGATTAGAATTTGAGGAGCTTATAGGGGCTATAAATGTGCTTAAAACTGCTGAATTAATTACCATAGAGGGTAGTGCTTTAGGTTTGACAGATGTAGGAGCAAGAATAGCAGATGCAATAGTATTGCCAGAGAGAGAAGTAAAGTATAGATATGAGCTTAGACCAGATGCACCAGCTTTATCAGAGGGGGGAAAGTCAAGAGATTTTTGTAAAGATATGATGGGAATGGGGAGATTATGGTCAAAGCAAGAAATACAGACTGTGTTAGATAATGGTATGAAGTCAAGTGGCATAGCAGATGTTACTAATGTTTGGTTAGCTCGTGGAGGTTGGTATAGACGACCAGATACGACTACCTCAGTACCTTATTGCCGACATATATGGAAACAAGTAATAGTTAGAAAAAGATGATATTAATAGTCAGCCCAGCTTTTGTTAAAGAAAATAGCGTACTGCATTATAATGTAGATGACGGATATTTGAAGCCTTTAATTGATAGTATTCAGAATACTTTTATACGACCAATTTTAGGTAGTGCTTTATTTGACGAGATACAAACACAAATAAAAAACAACAATGTATCTACGTTAAATGAAACTCTTATTAAGGAGTATATGAGAGATGCTCTTAAATGGGAGGTATGCCATAAGTATACAAGGATAGGTACATACAAGCTACGCAATAAAGGTGCTGGTACAAAGTCTGGAGATAACTTTACCCCTCTAAGCGAAGGCGAATTAGTAGTAGCTAAAAACATATATAAAGATAACGCTGATTTTTATAGAAGAAAATTGCAGTTATATTTGAAGGAGAATGAAGATAGCTACCCATTATATAAAACTCCTCCAAGTGGATTAGATGTAGTACACCCAGAACACGATACTAAATGGAGAAGCCAATTTATACTATAAATAAGGAAAAGAAATTAGAGAAATATGTCGAAAAGTTTGACCATAAAAAACATAAGGACAATAATGGAGGGGATAAAGGCAGAACATCCTCAGATAAACACAATCCTAAAGGGTAATATCTGGGACGTAGATTTAACAAAAGATGTTACTGGAAGCTACCTTATATACGATGTTGTCAATATTTCTCCTAATGGGTTTAACGGAATAGACTACTCGCTTGATATTTTCTTATGCGATAATGTTACAGAGATAAATACAGAGTCAAACGAGGTAAGTGTACAAAATGAGTGTTGCCTAATCGCTCTGGATATAATGAGCATATTTGAGAACTACAATAAGGCTTCATATGCCGACAAAGATATTGCTTTAGTACTGAATAAGAACTGGAGCATACAACCATTTACCGAAAGATTTGATAGTTTATATAGTGGGGCAGCGATTAGTATGTCGCTTAGCTCGGCTTGGGGTTATGCAAGATGTAAAGTACCAGTATGAGCATATTAAGTAAAGCAAGTTTAGTACAAATACCAAGTGGCTATGGAGAGGATAAACTCTATTCAGAAGTACCAAATACTGCTGCTGGAGATTTTACGTTTACAAGGGCTTCGAGTGGCACAAGGGTAAACGCTGATGGATATATAGAAGATGTCCCTTGGAACTTGTTAAACTATTCAGAAGAATTAACTGCTGCAAATGGATGGCGACAAACTTTAGGCTTAACAACACAATTAACAACAGAAACGAATCCTATCGGAGTAGATTCTTGCTATAAAACAATAGCAGATACAAATACAAATTCACATTATACATATTCAACGAATGCCATAGGTAATTTATCTTACTTTGGTGGGTTTTGTGTGAGTTTTTACGCAAAGCCAAACGGATATAATTGGGTAAGGTATTTTAACAATAACATTCAATTCGGTGTTGATATTAATATTGTTACTGGCGAAATACAAAACAAAAGAGAGGATTCAATAGACACTATTTTAGTCGAAGATGCTCCAAACGGATGGACAAAGGTTAGTCTGCAATTTGATAGGTTAATTTCATATTCATACACAATGTTTAAGCCAATGCCGTCAGCACTTGGAACAAATACATTTGCTGGAGATGGTGTTAGTGGTATGTTTTTATGGGGTATTCAAATATCAAAAGGGCTTAATTTTAAGTCATACATAAAAAGAACTGATGGGTTTGATGTTCCAAGATTAGATTATAGTGGAGGAGCAAGTTGCCCAACTTTATTGCTTGAACCTCAGAGGACGAACAAATCTAATAATTCAGAAGATTGGACTGCAACTGGATATATAAAAAATAATTGTACGGCTATTGCAAACCAAACAACAAGCCCAGACAACAATCAAACTGCTGACCAATTAGATTTTGGAAGTGGTAGTGGGTTTTTCTATGAGGTTGTAACGACGATAACGGCTGCATCAACTTATTCAGTATTTGTCAAATACATAGATTATCAATATATTCAAATCATTGGAACTGGAGATGTAGACCATTATGCAAACTTTGACATTCAAAATGGTATTGTTGGCAATACTGGAAGTCAATCGACTGCAAGTATCGAGGACTATGGCAACGGTTGGTATAGGTGTATTATTAATTACAATAGTGGAACTTTTGCTGGTGGTGCGAGACTTTATAAAACAACTTCATTAACTGCTGGGTGGGCTAGTGGTGGTGGAGATGCTGGGAGTTTTTATTTTTGGGGTAACCAAATGGAAGTGGGAACATTTCATACCTCCTACATACCAACAACTGGAACGAGTGTTACGAGGGTGGGAGATTTATGTGTTGCAACATCTGTGACAGATTTAATTGGTCAGACTGAAGGAGTTGTTAATTTAAAATTTCAAAAAGAATATACAGATACATATAGAATATTCACTCTTTACGGAACAAATACGAGCAACAGACTTGGAATATTCACAATAAATAACAACTTGTATGTTTTTGTTGTAAGTGGAGGAGTGCTACAATTTCAAGTAGTAGTTAAGGCGTCAATGGGTAATGGGACTTTTAATATAGCAGTTCAGTACAAACAAAATGATTACAAAATATATGTTAATGGTGTAAGCGAATACACTAACACAAGTGCAAACGTTCCAGTTTCTTTGATAGATGTTTTATTCGCACAACTTCCAAATGGTGCATTATCGTTTAATCATAAAATTCATTACCTTTACTTATTTAAGGAAACATTAACAGACACAGAACTTGAAGAATTAACAACGATATAATGATATTTAAGAAATACGAATTTACAAACGAGGAAGAATGGTTGACCATTCGAGAAACACTTTACAAAGAAGTTGAGGAAGGCGAAAAAATATTGATTGCAGAAGTTGCAGCAATTCACGAAATAGGGCATATCTGCTTTGACTACAACGAGGAAGGAGAATGTACTGACCTAAGCACTCACTATGCAGTAGATATATTACTCAACGAAGATTTACTGAGATTAAACGAGTTTGAAGTTTACCCTAACCCAGACGGAGTGCATATTTTTGCTGGATGCAGCGAACTTTATTTAAAGACATTCTGCGAGGTAAACCCAGAAAGCGATTATTGCAAAAATGAAGATATATCTTAGTAGCATATTGTATTCAATACTTTTATTCTTTGCTCCAATAAAGGGCATAATATTACTCGTTGCATTATCTACCATTTTAGATACTGGATTTGGAATATGGAAAGCTAAAAACTTAGGAGAAAAAATATCGTCTAAAGCATTTAGGACTGGATTAGTGCCAAAGTTAATATCTTATGTCGGTGCAGTAATGATGATTTATGGCTCAGATGTATTTATAATTAACTCGCTTGTGTCTAATTTAGTTGACGTAGAGTTTATGGCTACAAAGGTTATTGCATTAACGTTAATAATAAACGAAGCGAAGAGTATAGATGAAAGTTTTGAAGCAGTAAAGGGCTATTCTATGATTGCTAAGATGTTGGAAATTATCAATAATCTAAAAAAAGTTAAAAAACAACTATAATTGAATTACGAGATATACATAACTGGGCATTATCCACACGATAGATTCGCTTTAGGTTGGGAGTATGTGGGTGCTGATGAAGATTTTAGCTATAATACCTTTACTTTGTATTTCTTAATATTCACAATAACTATAAATTATGAAAGAAAATAGTAAACCAAAAAAAGTAAAAAAACCAAGCTCTAAACATTTTAAGTTAGAAGAGTTTGCTTGTAAAGATGGCACACCAGTACCAGAGGAATACTATAAGAATGTTCAAGAGTTGATGGATAACTTAGAAGTAATTAGAGAGCATTTCGGAACTTTTGCTATTAAGATAAATAGTGGTTATAGAACACCAGCATATAACAAATCAGTAGGTGGAGCTAAAAAGAGCCAACATTTAACTGCAAGTGCTGCCGACTTTAGGATGAATATAACTCCAAGAGTTGTACAAGATGCAGTAGAACAACTACAAAAAGAAGGAAAGATTAAAGAAGGTGGATTAGGTAGATACCCAACTTTCACTCATTACGATATAGGCGAATACAGAAACTGGTAATGTGGAACGAGGAGCGATTATTTAACTGGCTCAAAGAATTTGTGTATTTCGATTTAGTGAAAGCGAAAAACCAAATGAGTCGATGGGATTGCTACTCACCTAAATTCAAACATCGTATTGAGTTAAAATGTAGACGCAAACACTACCCTACTTTATTAATTGAAAAGAGTAAATATGATGCAATGATATTCGAGTCTGGAAAGCATTCAGATATACCTATGTATATCAACTCTACTCCAGAGGGTATTTATTCGTTTGATTTACACCAGATAGAGCCAGAATGGATATTTAAAAGCCTAAGAGCTACTACTCAATTTGCCAATAATAAAAACGTATTAAAGAAAATAGCTTTTTTAGATATTGATAACGCTATAAAATTAGAGCTATAATATCATTTTTTTGATATTCCAATTTTTACCTATGTCAATTAATACCTCTTTTAGAGGCTTGTTTTTGTAGTCCCATTTTTTATTATAATAATACTTTTCTAAAGTACATAATCTTAATGGTATATCTAAA